TGCGCTGAAGACCACCGGTGTGGGTGCCTACGGTTACATAGCCCAGCTGGATGAAACGGGGCAGAGGCTGGGCAGGCGCAGGACGGGGGAAGTCAATGTCGAGAAGTCGCGTGCCAGCGATGAGGTTGGCTTCCACAACCACAGGGCCAGAGACCATGATGACGAAGGCACCCGCTACGCCTGAGCCGTTGTCCGGTGCGCCCTGAACGTTGACTTGTAGGGAGGTGCCACCGGTGAAGGCTACGGTCACAAGGACCAAGAGCTTCATCGCTGGGTCGTCACCGATACCGATGTCACGGGCACCACCGCCTTGGGCAGAGAGGGGAATGCCGAGCAGGCCCAGGTCTATGGAGTTGGTAGACACCTGAGAGCCGGTGGTCGGAACGTCACCACCTGCGGCGTTGAACTGAAGAAGTCCATCGAGAATCATTTCATTTCTCCTTTAAACAACTTGGGCTTCATTCGACAACACTGCGTCGCAGGTGCGAATGGGGATGCCACGGAAGGTGGTGATGGGCTTGCCGTTGAACTCCTCGATTCGAAGAAGGACATTGGTTTTGTTCATCGCCTGCAAGTCGAGGTAAGTGCGGATGATACGGTTGCAGTAGATGACGGTTCGGCCCATGTCGGCGCGGACCGCAGGGGTGTCGGAAGTTTGCACGGTCGTCGCAGACACCGGCGCGGTTGGCAGACGATAGAGGGCGCGGACGAGGAGATTGATCAAGTTCGCAGCGCTGACGCCGGTCAGCTGAGCAACGTCCACGTTGCAGATGCGGGCCATGTAGCGCCAATCTCGCTGAGCGAAGCCGATCTCCCACTTGAAGTGTTCGCGATAGGCTTGGTAGGTGTTGCCGACGGAGTCAGCGACGGGCCACTCACCCATGTCCCGCTGTTGAAGGCCGGTCAGTTTCCCCTTCGGGAAGATCGCGTGGTTGGTGTCGATACCCCAAGTCATCACCCAGATAGAGGTGTTGGTGTTGGAGGTGCCGCCGCCATCGAGGACGTTGTTGGCGGTTTGGGAGTTCGCTACGGTCTTGGTGGAATAGCGCGGGGCAAAGCCGGTGAAACGCTCGGGGTTCACAAGCTGGTTGCCGTAGATGAGGGTTGAGGCAACCTGTTGGGACATACCTTCAAGGAAGGCACGGGATTCCGAAAGACGGAACTCCGGGGTGTTGCCGTTCAGATCAGCGATGTCCTTGTCGATCACCGAGTAGGTTTCGAGGTTGCCGCAGGTGTCGACGATTTGGGCAGTGGTGGACTTGGCGTTGGGGACACCTGAGTTCAGAAGACGCCAAGTCGCCTGGGGGATACCCGTGCGGACTGTGGTCTTATGCCCTGTCGGGAGGTTGCCTTCGACGACCATCATGTCATCGAGGATTTCATTCGTTTGCGAAAGCAGTTCGATGATGGACGCGACTTTGTAGCCATCGTCCATCCGCTTTGCCCAGTCAGCGTAGGTAAGGGCAGTAGAGCCTATTACAGCCATGGTTGGTTGTCCTGTGAGGGGGTTAAGCTAAGTGGTAGTTCACCTTTGATACCCTCTGTGCTTTGCAGTTCGTCCCCTCTGGGGCGGGTCTTAGGTTCGGTTCCCGGCGAGATGCGGATACATCGCCTCGGCTACGGATGGGCGTGAAGGTTGGCCCGGGGCCTTGTTGGCCTCCGGCGAGATGCCACCGGGTTTAAGCGAGCCGCCTTCGACGAAGGGCTTGAACATGATGGAGAGGGCTTCCACAACATCTGGGTTGGAGCCGGCTCCAGTCAGGTCCAAAGCGGAACGGAATGACTTCGCCAAGGAAGGGGGCAAGGCAGAGTCGATGGCTTTGGAGATATCGGTGCGGACCAGCTCGGCCTTAGAGCCAAAGCGATCGTTGATGTCTGAGAGCCATTCCTTTTGGGTGTCGGCCCAGGCCTTGTATGGAGCTTCAGCCGCTTCGCGACCGACTTTGGCGTAGGTGTCGATGAGCTTCTGCGCCGCGTCTTGGGTCAAGCCGAGTTCTTTGAAGGTCGCTTGGGCTTCGCTTAGGGCTTTGTCATCGAACTTGAACCCATCGGGGACTTTGAAGTCGGCGTATTTCTCCGGCGCTCTCGCTGGTGCATCCTCTTTCTTCTCAACAATAGGTTTCCCATCAGCATCAAGCTTGGGCTCAGGCTTCGGCTCTTCCTTCGCTTCAGGCTTGCCATTGAGAAAGGACTTCCCTTCGTCAGTGGACGGAGTCTTCGTCTCCGGAGGCGTAGGGGTCGTAGTCGGAGACGACTGATCCTTCAACGTCCCGTTCGGTTCCCTCGCCTCCGACTGGTTTCCCTGCGGGGGTTCGTTGGTCACTGTAACGTCGGTCATTTGCTACTTCCTTTTGGCTGGCTTCTTGCATCATTAAAACATATTCGCGAGGAGCGGCGGCGTGGACATCGGCAAAGATTTGCAGGCCTATGTTCTGGCCTCCGCATTTGAATGCGGTGATGTCGTAGGCCCCTGCGACAAAGGGGGTACTGAAGATGGAACACTTCAAGAGGAGATCATGCATCCAGGCCCGGCCCGAAAGGGTGGACATGATGTGGGCAACGAAGAGCTTGCGCTCGTTCTCGGCAACGAGAGCAGCCTTCTCGGCCTGTCGGATGTGTTTGCGATTTGAGCCGTCGTAGGTCATCCGCCCGCCATCATTTTCTGTACGAGGTTCTGCCCACCACCCACGTCGATCTGGCCTGCTGACGCCGCTGCGCCTGCGTACTTCTCTGCTTGCTCTGCTTGCTGCGCTGCTTGCTGGGCCTGTTGTCGGCGCATGCGGATGTCGGTAAGGGCGGCTGGAGAGCGGATAATGCGAGGGCTGTTGTTGAGGAGCGAGCTGTAGATGTCGATAGCCATGTCGATGTCGAGGTTGTCGATGGCAGCGGGGTCAATGCCAGCAAGCTGTCCGGTGATCTGGAACATACGTTCGATGCTTCCAGCCTGAGCAGCGTTTTGAGAGATTTCCAAAAGAGAGCTAAACTTAACATCAATGCTCTTCCCTGCTACTTCCGGCGGTGGGGGTGGAAGGATGTTGGCCCGGACCATTATCCCCCAGACGCGGTCGATGATGGGGGTGAAGACTTCGTTGTAGAGGCGCTGGAAGACTGGGCCAAGCATGATCAAGGATTCGGCCTTGCGCATGTCCCATTCTACAGCGGTGATGTTTGAGCGTGTTTCGAACTGCGACGCGACGTTGAAGAGGTTGTTGAAGAAGGTATCGCGGATGCGTTTGCGGACCTCTTCCAAGTCGGCGGTGATGGAAGCGATGTCTGGTTTCCAATTGCCGTAGGCAGGCTTCATACCGTCGTTACCTGTAGACATCATACCTTGCAAGAAGGTGATGCCTCCGGGGAGGAGTGAAGCGGGTTGGTTCTTCAGCTGGACGTCAGCCACGAGGGGAGGGTTGATTCCCTTGTCTATGCCTTGCGCCTTACGCCGGGTTTCTTGTTGGAGTTGCTTGATATCAGGGAGGGCATCCATACCAACACTTCGTCCGTAAGGATCGTTGCCAACAAGGTCCCAGCGGCCGATAATCGCAGCGCGTTCATTAAAGCCACGCTTGCGGAGGAAACCTCTGCTAGACGTTCCGCTTTGAGGATTGGTAGCCCCACCCCACTCCCAATACGTTTCGCGGTATTTGAAGTGCTTCGGGATGCCGTACTTCTCCGGGTCGGAGTTGGGTTCAATCGCATGAGCAATGATGACCTCTCGGGTTAGTCCTGCGCCGTCTTGGCGATCGTAGAACTGTTGGATCATGGAGGAGCAGTTCTCCCACCCGAACTCGTCTACGACCTGGGCTATGGTGTAGGTGAACTCACGGTAGAAGATCGTGGGGCGGTACTTGCCGTCGATGTCGACGTAGTATTCGCCGAAGCAGGGGTTGATGCAGTTGATGACGTTGTCGAAGTCTTCGTAGATCAGCAAAGCTGCGGTGCCGAAGACCACGAGGTCGAACATGAACACAGCCATCGCGGTGTAGAAGTTCGATTCCGCGAAGATCAGGTACATGAGCCGTTCGCACTCGGCCAACCACAAGGAGGTGGGTGAGGTCTGAGTGGTGTCGATGTGGCCTACCTTGAGTTTCACCCACGGGCGCGTAGAGGAGCAGGTTCCAGAGAACATGCCTGCTGCGAGGTTCCGCGCCGCAAGGGTTCCGGTCGAGTCGAGGATGTGCTGATTGATCGGGGAGCCACGGTTCATCTGGTTCGGAGTGATGAGCCATTTGTACCTGCGAGGGAGGATGTAATCCGCGAGTTCGCGGCCGTGGGTCCACCACGAGTAGCGATTGTTGCGTAGGCCTAGGAGCCGACCTTGCTGGAAGGAACGCAAGCGTTGATCCTGCGCCGACGCGAGATCGGTGTTTCGTTGGAACTGACGCCAGTCAACGAGGGCGTTCATTTGAGGACCTGTAGCTTTCCTTTACCGCGCTTGCCTGAAGCCAGAGTGGTAGCCACACCACTCGGCATGGAACGGCCCTTCGCTGCATCGGGCAGAGCGCCGGATTTCGACATCTCAGCCGCGGCCATTAGGAAGTTGGCTGGGTTGACCGGGCTTGCCGCGCCTGACTTCTGCATCATCTCCGGAGGGAGCATTGGGGCTTGAGGCATTTATGGTTTTCCTGACAAGGCAGCTGGAGCTGTAGAGCCTTGGGCCGGGAGGGCTTGAGTTCCGAGGAAGGAGGGAGTGGAAGACTTAACCCCGGGCTTCTTCCCAGGACCTTGGCCGAAGATAGGTGGGGCTGGCGGGGCCACTGGCATTTGCGGTAGCGGTTGCTGGGGCTGGTCTGGGGTCATGCTGCGTGTCCCATATGTTCGGGGGCGTAGGGATCGTATTCGGTAACGTGAAGTTCTTGCCTGGGACCTTCACCACCTGCAGCTATGTGAGCTGCGAGGGGCCCACCGAAGGTCAGTGCTAGGGCGTCAAGGTCGTCGAGCACCAATCCAGGATTGTCTGCAAGTATGTCTTCCTTCGGAGTGAGGATGATCTGGTCTTGTTTGTTGAAAGTATATCGGATAGCAAGCATTGCTGTGCGCAGATCGGCGTCAACAGGCAATAGGCCAGTGCGGACCCAGCTTCGGAGCGCGCCATACATCGCGGCCCGTTTGTTAGCGTATTGCTCGCCAGAGTTGTCAAAGACGATTCCGGTGATGTCATCCTTGCCTCCGAATTGAACTTCCGTGACGTAGAGATGCTTGGCCCGGCAGTTGTCTACAACGCCACCGCCTACGCCACCGCCGTCTATGAAGATTCCGTCGGGGTGCCATTGTTGCCACACGTCGAAGACGTTGTTGGCAAGTTCAACTGTGGAGATGCCGTTGTAGGTTTTCCGAGCAATGGTCCGAGCATCGCGTCCCTTACGAGGGAAGATAACAGAGTTGTTGGCCCCATAGCGGGCGACGTCAACCCCGATAGCCAAGGGTGTGGATGCATCTATGAAGACCTCTCGTTCTGGGGACATTGCGCCATCGATATCCGAGGCGAGGAAGAACTCCATGAGGCCCTGGCGTGGGAACTGGCCTAGGATACGGATGCGGACGTAGTCGCTGTCTTCACCATAGACTTTGATGAGGGCTTCTATACGCTTCTTGTTGGTGATGGGGACTTCGCGGGAGTCGATTTGGTTGGTGTGCCAGAAGCTGTTGTGTGCGCCACCTTCGAAGCATTCACGGAAGCGGCCGGTGTTGCGGGTGGGGTTGCCGAAGGCGAGCCAGATGAGCTGGGTATCCGCGTCGGAGAAGGCGCCTTCTGCGGTTTCCCAAATGATATCTTCGATCTCGGAAGCTTCGTCGAAGACAAGGATCAGACGGTTGCCCTTGTTGTGCAACCCAGCGAACGCTTGCGGGTTGGTCTTGGACCACGGGATCATATCGATCCGCCACGTGCGTTCGCGGTTGGGGTCCTTTGAGAGAAGAGAGGTGGCCTTCAGTTCAAAGTGTTGGCGGATGATTGGGCTTAAGAGATTGAACCACTTCCCCAACTCGGCCCAGGTCTTGGTCTTGAGCTGGGTCTCTGTGTTCGCTGTGACAACCCCACGACAGTCTGGGAAGGTGGTGAAGGCCCAGAGGACCAACTGAGAGACTGTGGTGGACTTCGCGATGCCGTGGCCGGAGGCGGTGGCTTCAAGGATGGCTTCTTCAGGCGTAAGCAACCCAACCCGAACGCGCTCCATCAGAGCTTTAGCCCAGGGCATCGGGCCATCGAACGCTTCGAGTTGGGAGCCGGGGACGCCCCATGGAAATGCGCCCATGACCCAAGCAAGGGGATCGTCACGTACAGAAACCAGCCACTCGGCGAGTTCAGGTTCCACCTACGACCTCCATGCGGGATCGAGTGGTAGGCGCGTGGCGTACGCCTGAAGGGACAGACAGCGCCAAGGGAGCCATGCCGAGCACCTTGTCAGCCATCTGTCCCCCCATCATCCCCGCTGGTCACCAGCCGACTGGCGGGAATCTCGGCCTCCACGGTCGCTCCACGGTTGCCGAACAGGGGCTTCGCGTCGATCACGTTGGACTTCCCCGAAGCGCGGGCGATTTGTTCCATCATCGCAGCGAAGTCGAGGTTTTCATTTCGCTGAATGGATTTCTTCGAGTACCCAAAGCGATCGGCCCGGTCTGAGGTGAGAGCCATAAGATCTCGGAGTGAAGGAAGCTCTTCCGTCTCCTCCGCGAGATCGAGCTTCTGCTCAATCATTCGTTCGGCCCGGAGCATGTTTGAGGTTGAGGTTTCATGAAACTCATCCAAACTCCGGGCCCAAGACTCGTCAACCTTACCCCGGTACTGAGTGATCAGTTCCTCGAAGGCAGGGTCCTTGCGAAGCTGAAGAAGGCGGTTGTAGCTGTAGCCGGTTAGGCGCAGGATCTCTTCGATACGAAACCCAGCCGCGACCATCCGCGCCAAGCGATGATGTGCCTCACGCATGGCCTTAGGCCTGTTCTGGGGAGGCCTCGGGGCTTGTAGCGCAGCTATATCCTCACGGGTCAGCGGCCGCACCGAGAGAACCTTCGGGGTGCGGGCCAGCTTGCCACGGTGAAGCGTAGGTTGGGTCATAGCCTTCTTACCATATACGATCTGGACACAGGGTCCTGTTGTGGTGGCATGTCAGTGATGTAAACCATCTGCTTCAGCAACGCCTTGATATCATCAGGAATTGGCATAGCTGGTTTCCCTTTGATATTATACTTCGGCAGATACTTCCGAATAAGATACCCCTCAATTATATCCAGCTGCCCTAGCATGCAAGGAACAAACCAAGCTCCATCAAACCCAATCCCTCTTCCATTAACCGCTGGCCCGGCATCCGGGTTCCACGTCCGCGCCAGCTCCTTTCCTCTATTCCGAAAGTGCGTGCTCAACCTCACCATCGGCTGCTTCGACTTCCCCACATACACCACCACTCCCTTCTTCAGAAGCGCATAGACCCCGCAGTGCAGTAGCTTAGAAATATCAATATGAACGTACTCTTCCATTGGCATGGCCTCTTACAGAATTCTCCTTCAGCGTGGCCCCATTATCCCACGGATCAGGTGTCGGTGTCAAGAGATATTTGCAATTATTTTATATATAGGGAAAAGGCTAAATTATATTTTGCGCCGGAAGCAACACTGCGGGCCCACGCGAGCGACGAATTTTGGCCCCACCCCCTTCGAGGGGATGAGGCCTGATGTGGCGAGGTCTGGTATACGGTATGCCTAGACTAGTCCTTGGTTGCGAAGAGGGCGGAATTGGTCTCGATGAAGGCCTTGATCTGGGGCACGGCACCAATCAAGCGCTCCATCTGGCCACGGTACAGCGTGACCGGGAAGCGTCCAAGGCCGTAGACGCTGAGCGCACCCTTCTCGCTGACCTTGAGGGTGATGGCCTTAGGCTTCGAGGCAGCGGCAAGGATGGCTTGCATATCCGCAAGCTTCTGTTTGAGGGCTTCGTTCTCTTGGGCAAGGTTCGGGAGGATGGTCATCGGATTGGCCTTTCAGGCATCGAACGGCAGAAGCGCCGAACAACGCCCTTGTCGCATGGATCGGGCAGCGATGCAAATCACGGTTTCGTGATCGAAGTGTTGTGCAACGCAGCACAAGACAGCGGTTGCAGTGCAATAAGCGGAGCGGGCAGAGTCGGGGAGTGGCAGTGCTGTGCACACCTGCAATGATACAGATACCGCCCCCATTAGTCCCCGATACTACCCTGTTGCCTAAGCCCTTCAAGGGGGTAGCCGTGACCCCGTATAGTATGTACACAACACACACACACACAAACACCATACCTATCCCCCCTACGGGGTGGGGTCTCTCTAACTCCTAAGCAACAGGGCGGTATCGGGGTAGTATCGGGGTAGTATCAGTACCTCTCAGGTGTGGGGTGGGGGAAATAGCTCTTGACATTCACCTCCTGCGGGTGTATACTGGGGAGTACAATGCCACCTTTAGCGGAGCATAGGGATATGGGACATCGGGAAGAGTGGAGGAGGATGAGGGAAGAGCAGAAGCGTAGGTTCGCCTCGGCTTCATCTGTAGCTTTACGGATTAAGAGTAGGGCTGAGGTGGCCGCAGATGTCAGGAGGGAGAAGGAGGAGCGTAAGCAGGAGGCACAGAAGGTATTGAGTAAGCTTATCTCCGGGCCTGTGTATGGGGATGGAGATATCTAATGGCAATCAAGCGCCACACGAAAATGTGATCGATCGTGCCGCAATTGCGCCGCATTTCGGCCGCACACTAGGGACGCAGGCATTGGGCCTGTAGGAGACATGCCATGAACGGACGCTTTCCCGCTTACCACTACGAGCTTCTGAATGACATCCATGCCAGCAAGGCTGCACGGAAGGTCGTTGGCTCGCATCACTTCACTAAGCCCGAGTTGGATGAGATCAGCTTCCGGGTTGGGGATTTCAGTGCGCATAACATCCCTGCTACGCACTTTACGCCTTGCTGGGATCGCGAAGCACAGCCCAAGCTGGTTGCGGATACGTTGCTCTTGATGGCAACTGCATTCCCGTATCGGGATGATGAGTAGCATCGCAAGGTGCAGGTAAGTCTAGCTCTCACTCTCACCCAGAAGGAATATCACCGTGAAGAATAAACCTGAGATCTCTAAGGATGCTTCGCAGCGTATCATTTGCGCCTCAAACGGAATGTGGCGTCTGCAGAATGCTACGGGCTTTGAGCATGTCACGGGACGGGATGATGGGTCTAACTGCGCCTGTCATGCTTGGGACAATCAAGGCCCAGCGATGGAATACAGCGAAGCTAAGAAGGCAGCGAAGCATGAGCTGAGGGAGGCTTGGTGACATGCAGGTAAGTGTGCTATTGGCAATCAAGGGAGGAAACTTATGAATGAGAAATCGATTACTTCGCCTTCTGCTGCGCAAGACGGTGAGACTGTTGGTAAGTCTGCTACTAGCAGCGCCAGCTTGGTGAATGAGACCGTTGGGGAACGCCTTAAGCTCTTGTACCCGGAGCATTACATCCGTATCATCACAGAGATGTACAGGGTGGATGGGTCACGCAGGACTGCCGAGGTCTTAAGCAAGACTGTCGCCGACTATCTTGGCGACTTCAGAGGCCCTGTGTTAACGTCCCTGTTCCTCTGGGATCGCACGGCTGAGGGCCGGGAATTCTGGGCCAGGCTTGCGGAAAGGGAACGCTGAGATGGATGACCCAAGGGAGATCCAAAGGGATTGCGAAGCTATCATTCCAGCCTTAAAGGCTTGGTTTGCTTCGCAAGGCATCTCAGAGACGCGCCAAGCTACGGTTCTGGGAGTGATGCTGGGCCAGAGTATTGGTGGCGCGGCCAGAGACGTTACCAGACTTGGCGTAGGCCTCGCTTTGATGGAGCTTGCTATTGAGTGCACTGCCAAGGAAGCGTTTGCTAAGAGGATGGGCTAGCCTACCGCACCGCACCATCACGAAAATGTGATTTGCGTCTGCGCCCCGAACGTGCTATTCTGCACAGACCAGCAACCCTTACGAAGGAGTTATGCTATGAAGATCATGTCATTCACCGCCGCCTGCAAGGAATACTTTGGCTACAAGCAGGGGCAGACACTGGGGGAGTTTATGACTGAGGTGAAGGAGCTGAGCACGGCGGATCGGGAATACTTCACGAAGCTGTTCCCCAGCGTGGGGATTGAGATTGCGAAGGTTGGCTGAGGCAATCTAGCCATTCCACTACGTTCTTACGGCCGGCAGGGGAAACCCTCACCGGCCTTAAGGCGTTAGGAAGCAATGGAGGATGGCAATGAATATCAAACTCAGTCAGAAGCTCGACGACGGTGATACAGCACTGGTTGAGGAACATAGGGACGTAGATGAGTTTGACGTCACTGGTATTGTGGGTGAGTATTACAGGCGGGCTTTATCTCACAGCTATGTAGTTTCGGTGACTGTTGTGATAACTCTATAGTCCCTCCGACATCGTTCCTTACGCCCGGCTCCGAAAGGATACCGGGCTTGAGGGCGTGAGAGAGCCGTAGACCACGCTCGGTGCCCTTAGGGGATGAGGACGGTGGTAGTGTAATCTCAGCACAGAGACGTCAGATGAAAGGACTATAGCAATGACTGACGCAGTTGCATCAGAAGCCACTCCTCAGACGATCAAGATCAAACTGAAAGGTGGCGTAGGCGAAGTTGAGGTGGACACCTCGCTGATCGTGGACATGGATGTTTACCAATACATCTTCACGGTTGGCTTGGAAACCATCATCAACAAAGTTGGGATGTCCAAGATCGCTACGGGCATTACCAAAGCCGTGGGTGAGGATAAGGTCAAGCGTACCGCAGAGATCGTGGAACAGGCCACACGGACAGTGCAGGCCATGTATGACGGGAATCTCAAGGGTGCCAAGGCCACCTCGAAGCGTACCGGAGCCACGCAGACCGAGGCCATGCGCCTTGCGAAGGCGTTGGTTAAGGACACCCTACGGAGCAATGGGTATAAGATCAGCGCTTTCGACGCGAAGGAGCTTACAGCCTTCGCCAAGGATGTACTGGCTGGCAACCCGGATCTCTACAAGCGGGCGGAAGAGAACCTTAAGGCTCGTGCAGAGCTGCCAGTCAAGGGCCTCGATGTTAAGTCGATGCTTGGCGACAAGGCAGGGGATGAGAGCCTGAAAGCAAAGCCGAAGGTTCCGCCAAAGCCCAAGGCTAAGGCAGGGGAAGTGCTGAGCGCTGCGCAAGCAGGCAAGGTGCAGACCCGGCAGAAGCCCGCTACGGCTACCACTCACTAAGCAGGACCAGTCCCTGCCTCGCTACGCAGCAATGAGCAAGCATTGATACAGGCTCAGGATGCGTAGCGACTTCCTCTTCGCCTCCAGCAGAGGCAACCCCTTCGCACCCACGGGTATATCCCACAGGGCCTAAGGGGCCTATCTTTTGCAATGCCAAGTGTAAGCAGTGCAATGCACTCATAGACACTTGCGAACGCAACCCCTCACGGAGTCATGTCATGACAAACGAAAGTATCTCAGGTTTTCTCAACTCCATCGCCGAAGCGAAGCGGGCCTTTGATCAGGAACCCATCTATCAACAGCGCATCAAGGATCTGGAACAGGATCAGCGGCGCTTAGGCGACACTGTTGCCTCACGCGAGCTGCGCATCCATGAACTGAAGCAGAACGAAGAAGCCCTCACTGCGAAGCTCCGCTCTGTGGAGGCAGAGCGGGACGACGCCGGCTTTCGCGCTTTGGAAGAGGCAGACAAGGTGCAGAATTTGCTTGGCACTCTGCGTGGGTTTATCACAGATGGGCTCAAGGTTCTTAGCGCTGTGGAAGGCAAAGAGTCCCTTGTCATAAGCAAGGACGTGCATCAAGGCAATCTGACATCTATTGGCTTGCTTGAGGATGCCAATCAAGAGCTTAAGGGTGAGCTTCAGTCGCTTCGCAATGACATGCGGCTCGCACAGGAGCAACTCCATCGCCCTTTAGCCGTACCCTACGGTACGTCATCCTCCAGAGACGACATCACGGACCCCTCTTCGTCTAGACCTATCACGGATTGGGAACAGGACAAAGCGGAGACGTTCCGTATCATGCCGAGTGCTATCGGCGAAGGTCAGCGTGAGGTGGACCCTACCACTTCTATCTCTCACACTGTCCAAGGTGCGGAAGCATCCATAGCGGAGTCATCTCTTGCTATTGCTGCTTCACATGAGGGTCAGAGTGATGGCCCTTTTGCCTCCAGCGTGACCACTGGCAACACACCAGAGCCTCAGACTGCATCATCGACCTCTGCCGAGAACGGGGAGTCTGCTGCCTCCAGCGCTTCGCAGCCTGAACGTAACCGCGACCGCTCTACGTTCTTCACAGGACGTAAGTACTACGACGTTACTTACTTCGTTCCTCTTCACCAATGGCTGAACGAAGGCGGGACACGAGAGGACTATCACTGGCGTCCTGAGGATGATAAAGTGCCGACGCAGTTCAATCGTTCTTCGCATCAATCCTAACTCCCTACCTAAGGCCCGGTGGACAAGCCGGGCCTTTTCTTTGGCCTCGAAAGGAATAGAACATGGCTACGGTAAGCAAAGAACTCGCTGACAAGCTCGCTGCACAGGATGGCTACTACGCAGATGATCCCCGTGTGCTGCGCATTGTGGAATACACCAACGCCTTTGGCAGCGGACAGTCCTACGGCATTGAGTATGAAGGCCAACTCGGCAAATACTCCCCAAGCGAATATGTGATCAACCCGAAGGTCTATTGGGAAGCTAAAGCTTAACTTCCTATCAGAGATATCAGGGAGCTTGCAAAGCAATCAAGCTCCTTGACTTCGTGTCGAAAACGTGGTATACTAGTGAGTACAATGGGGCAGAATGTGCCCCTCTTGGAGATTACCTAAATGCCCTTAATCCTCGCCGCGTTCGTTGGTTCCCTCCTCGGCTCCTTTGCAGGGGTTAGCTTTTGCGCATGGGTGCTCACATGATTCGCTTCGCCCTTATCCCTGCTACTGTCGCGCTTGCGCTAGCCCTAGCCACGCACCACGCCCCTGCCTTCACAGGTAAGCCAACTGAGGCGCAGTATGGGCCACCTATCCGCTACCCCGACCCGCGTGACTGGGGACCGGAGGAACGCTCACGTAGGTTGCCTCCACCACGGCGTGGGTATGATATCCCGCCCTGTATTCGTTATGGCGATTGTGGTCCTCGACGCCCACAGATGCCACCCTTCCCTGATCGATACGACTTGTATGAAGGAGAGGAACAATGACCTGCACTGAATGTGCTACGCCTTGTGAGACCATCGGAGATGAGCCCTTCGTTATCTACATTTGTCCCAACTGTGGTCAGGTGATTGACCCTGAAAAGACCACCTGCGTCCGCGAAGAAGAGGAAAGGTTCTGGGCATGACCATTCTCTACAACTGCCGCCATGACGGCGATCAATACCGGATCACTAAGTTTGACGATGACATGAACCCTCAAGGGTCATACCTGCTTTCGCTTGAAGAGTGTGAATGCCCCGCAGGCGTGCGGCCTACGTGCAGGCACCGGCAGATGTTGCCGAAGTTCATCGCCCGAAGCCATATCGGAGACGAGTGGATGTTTGATTTCGATCGGGGTGGATGGGTGCAGATGGGACCGGAATTCGTGCAACTCTCAGGGCTTCAGGAAGAGAAGACTCTTATGGGCTTTCACAATCCTCCCGAAGGCGTGACCATGATCACCTTAGGCGACCCAGAGTTGCTTTACAACACGATAGCTGATGCTGTTGGCGAGCCTAGAATGCCACCTTCGCCCACGCATATCAAAAGGAGGCTTTGATGACTTCCTTAGTCTACGACTTCAAAGACATCCATTCGCGGATGAAGGGGGATTTGCTTCCCCGGAAGGAGCCGGAAGTTAAGGTGAAACTGCCGGGTTGGTCCTCACCCCACTTACCTTGCTGCCTATGCGGTGGCTGTGGCACGGAAGGCCTCCACTTGTGTCGTCGCTGCGGCGGCCGTGGGCTAGAGCCATGATGATTGATAAAGACATCCTTGAAGTCATCACCCTCGCAGGGTTAAAGCCCGAAGCGGTCACTGAGCCCATTCTGGCCTTGGCAGATCATATGCTTAAGGTCTACCCACGCGTCGCCACGGCTGCTTTTGAGCTTCGTCAAGACCTTAGAAGGAAAGGGATCATGAAATGAGCGCCTTCGCAGCCAAATCCGCCGCGCCTGCTTACGCCTGCTTGATGTGGGCAGATGAGCGCAACGTCTATGCACAGCTCCCTTCGGTGAATGGCCCCTATGTCGCCGCGTTCCCACGAAGCGAGGGAGGGCTCAGTGCAGCCCTGCACCACATGGGCGCTATGCATCAGGAGCAAAGCGGCCAGCCCTACGTCCGCATGGCGCTGCCACCTTCGAAGGAGTTGGTAAAGAACGGGCTCACACAGAACGACCGGGACGCAGCGAGGGACGCGTTGAAGAAGCTTGGAGTTATATCATGACGCAGCCAGCGATTGATAAGGAACGCGTTGATGAGCTGAAAGCTATGGCTCAAGGCCTCTACGGGACCATCGTAGGCCTCACCGACACCCCCTTTGAAGCTATCACCCTCATCTCTATGCTCCATCTTACAACGTGGTTGAACAACAAAGAGCCGGGGTTTGACCCTAAGGAGATGTTGAAGGATTACAACGAGAACTTCCTGCTTAATCTTGAGGCGAACAAAATCAAACGGGGATGGAGCGCATGAAGCCCGACCAAAAGCGCGCGCTGCTCTGGATGCTGGCCTGCGCCGTGCTGGTCGGCGTGGGAGCTTGGTGCTCGTCGCCGTCGTTAGAGCCCGAGGTGACGCTCAAGCCCGGCATTCATCATCCCGTCGACGCGCCGTGGCTGGCGTGCTCGTCATCGACGGTCACGGGCAAAGTGACGTGCACCGAAGATCAGACAGCCGATGAATTCGATCGCATGGTCCAAGAGTTTAAACGCCAGCATCCGGAATCGCGTCAAAACCTGTTCCAGATAGTGCCGAATTGAGATGCAAAATGACCGAGGCGTACAGGGTCAAGCGGGGGTGCCTGATATGAGTAAGCTGTATCTCATAGCCCACTCCGTGCGGGGCGAGGCCGCTTTCGATGTGGCCTTACAGATGGACTGTCCCTGCTGTGTCACGAGTGACTACTATTCCCGAGAGGGATGTCTTGAATGCGACAGCCTTGGATATTGGTGGATCATCCCTACCTCCGGACACCGGGCCTATCCATACTGGACCAGTGAACTTGGGGAATTAACCAATGGTGAGATTCACGCTATTGGCGAGGTGCCCTCCGGCTGGCCCGACCACTACCGCACCAAAGCCGCCCCGAAGCTAGACATCACTTCCCTTTTCAAACCTGCGCCTAAGGCGCATATAGCGAGGCGGTTATGAACGAACTTGATCCCTCTTCAAACGAAGTCCTACGCCTTGTCGCCCTGCTGCGCCAGCAGGATCAGCTAATCTTCCGTATGAGCCAATGCAACAGCTGGAACGGAATGCAGCCTATCTTTCGCGAATTGCTCGAAGGGACCATGCGAAGGATGCAAGACGAAAGCGATCGCATTCGCACCCTTATGATCCCAGAGATCAGAAAGGCTTACCTCAATGACACGCCGACGTATTCTATCCAATCCCAAAGCCCTCGATTGGAGGGACCCAGAGATGCCGGTGTGGAGGACACAAGTCCTGATCGACAATTGGACCAACAAAATCGTCGACAGAAAGGACCTTTTGATAAGCCCTGAGGAAGAGCATTTGAGGGCAAGGGAAGCCATTCGGTGTGAAGTGTATGATTGGCGCAACGATCCCACTTACAATATGAGGAGGAAGAGATGACTGAAAACCGCGTGGAGATCAAAGATACCCTTGTTTGTTGTCCAAAGTGCAACGGCATTGGGAGGATTCTTGAAAATAAAGCTGCCACGCCTGCGGTTGGTGGGCTGGCTGAAGCAACGATCGAGTTAAATGGGCTGCTTGATAAATATTGGATGGGCGACAACTCAAAGACCAACATCATAGCTATGTGTGCGGCTCAGCAGAAATGCAAGGACGCTCTCGCCACCCAACCGGCCTCCCAGCCTGCGGTTGGTGGGGAGCGGAAAGCACTGGCTGATAGATTTGAGGCAGTTCACTATCGTCCAGACATGTTTGGTGACGATGACAAGATCGGTGGTCCGTCCCTGACTTTAGCAGAACGTGATTTTATTGTTGGGTTGCTTCGCGCTCAGGCGGCCTCCCCATTGCGGCAGTCTCTGGCGAGCGAAATCGCAATCGCTGGTCACCTTCGTATCGAGAATGGGAGGCTTTTAAGCCAGACAGAAAAATCACTCGTTGTTTCCGCGCTCCGTGTCCAGCCTGCCTCCGCATCGCGGGAGCGTCTGGTGGAACAACTGACAGAATGGTTTGACTGTCTCGATTTTGATCGAAGTCATGAGGCGACACGTCAAGCTGAATATTCCGAGCTTATGCGAATCGTTGCCTCCGCATTACCCCCGGAACAGCCCGCTGCAGATCCAACGATCTTGGCTCACTGTGATGAGCTTCATGATCTTGGGTTTGCAGCGGGCTGGGACGCCGCAAAGGAAGCCTGCGCAAGCTATCTGAGCGTCACGACCGAATCTAAGAGGTTCGCTGACGAGTTGATGACAGCACAATCCTTGCAACATCCACAGAAGGAAACCAAATGACCAACTTTGCTACCAAAGGCGGAGTCGTCTCCCGTTCCGACACGTACTTGAAACTCCTCCATCATCTCGATGAAGCTCGGGACTGCGCCTCGGTGATAGCCCACCTGCATCAAACCGAGGACACGGATAAGGACCGGGTCTTGGCGATGGGATGGTTGGCTGTCGCTGAGCTATTCTACCGCACCCGGACCAAGGTCACTGATCTTGCTATGGGGAAGCTTTTAAGTTGAAACCGGAGCCATGCCAATGACCGATCACACCCCTACTGACGAACAAGCCGCCATTGTCGCCGCAGGCAAGGCCACGAAGCAGAATCTTATGATCTCGGCCCTAGCCGGAACAGGGAAGACATCCACTCTAGAGTTGCTCGAACGCGCCGTGCCACGAGGCCCAATTCTGTACTTGGTCTTTAACCGAAAGAACGCTGATGATGCCACGAAGCGTATGCTTGGCACCACTTCCGTACGGACCTTCAACGGCATGGGCCACCGCATCTGGTCGACAGGGCGAAAGCTCTCGCTTGATGCTAAGAAATGCAACGCCATCATGCGGGACATCATCGACAATGCTCCACGAGACTACCGAGACACTCTTTGGGGAGTGTACCACGAAGTCCTCTCAGGCGTAGGCCTCGCTAAAGCCCTCGGATACATCCCAGGGGAAATCTACCCCAACGCCAAGCGACTCATAAATCGCACCTCCTTCCACCACTCCCTTGAGGAACTCCCGGATGAACTCACCGCCGATCTCATCGACACTGTGCTCACACGTTCAATCAAGCTCGCCTACGAAGGGCTCATTGACTACAACGATCAGATTTACATGCCCGCGCTGTTCGGAGGTGCATACCCTCAGTTTCCACTTGTTCTCGTTGACGAATACCAAGACCTGTCACCAGTCAATCACGCCTTACTTAAGAAGCTTGTTCGAGGCAGGCTTATTGGGGTTGGAGACCCTTGGCAGAACATCTACGGTTTCCGTGGAGCCAAGGCAGGGGGGATTGAAGAAGCCACGGAGGCATACAAGTGCCAAGAATTGCCTCTGAGTATCAGCTTCCGCTGTCCTGAGGCTATCGTCAAGAACGTCCACTGGCACGTCCCACATTTCAAATGGTACACCGAAGGAGGTCAAGTTGAGCGTCCCTCCCGCCTATGTATTGATGACATTGATAACGATACTACTGTCATTTGTCGCAATAATGCCCCTCTTCTGGGCTTTGCATTTCGGCTATTGGCGGCTGGCAGGAGTGTTAGCATTGCTGGCTCTGATATTGGCCCTCGTTTGATAGGGATCATGAAGAAGCTCGGGCCAGAGACCTTGGGCCGCCAAGGGGTGATGGACAGCATCGCTGAGTGGGAGGCGGATAAGCTTGAGAAGGAATCCCGCACCGCTTCGGATATGGCTGCTTGCATGCGGGTGTTTGCGAGGCAAGGGAAAGATCTCCGGGCCGCAATGGCTTACGCTGAGCATATTTTCAAGCAGCAGGGAACCATTCTTCTCACTACGGGACACAAGGCCAAGGGCCTGGAATGGCCCAACGTCATCCACCTCGATCCTTGGTTGACGCGGAAGGAGCCGACGGCGCAGAACAAGAATCTGGACTACGTCATCTCCACTCGGTCAAGCGACCGTCTCACGGAAATAGAATCTGACTCCATCGACTGAAAGGCCACGTCAATGCCCCTACCATCTTCCCTACAATCCTACGGCGACTGTCTCGATTTCTTCGAGAAGGTCGTGGACGATCCGAAAGGTGGCCGGGTTTACCTGGGTGCCTACGCAGATGCGCATTACTTCCGCCTCAGGTGTAACAAGGCCCGGCAACTACACCGGGAGGAGAACAAGAAGGTGCACCTTCCGAACACACCGATGTTCGGCGCCTCCGAATATGACCCCCTTCAGCTAAAGCTCAAGCAGGACACCTCCGGTGCGTGGTGGGTCTATGCGGAACGCACGCAGCTGGACCCGTCATCGGTGGAGTTGCTGAGTGAGTTGGATTGATGCGCCGGCTGATTAGCGTTGAGGAGTATTACAAGCTCAAGCGCGCTCAGGCTATGCTTAGAGCCTTGGAAGCTGGAGGCGTGGACAACTGGGAATGGCATGATGAGGCTTACAGGGAATACTTGAGGTACAGCAAAGGCAAGCCATGGGCCCTGCCCGGAGAACATGACGATGACGACGAAAGCTAATCCCCTCTCTTATCTGAACTTCTGGGAAGAAGCTTCGGCCCTGGAGTTTGGCCTTTTCGTTGAATGCGCCAACGAAGATGACAAGCGCCTCTTGGTCAATGCTCTTTGGGAGTGTCGGAAGCAAAGCGGGGGGTTTGATGAGCTTATGATCTTCCAACCCAATCCGCCGAATGTCTTGTACATAGCAAAGAAAACAACGGAGCTACCGGAATGAAACAGACGCTTAGGTTTGGCTTGAAGTGCATATGGAGGAGCATGATTCGATGACCGACATCCCTGAACCCCCAACAGATCTCACTGCGCTTATGTCCCTAGACCCTGTTGATCTGACGAAGCAAGACCTTGATAAGATCATCGCCTACCAACGCAAGCAACGCATGCATCGCGAAGCGGGAGGAAAGACGAAGCGGGCTACCGGGGAAGCCCCAGCGGTGGATATCAAAGCCCTCATGGGGAAGATACAGAAGGCTGCGGCTCCAGCCAAGCCTATACCACCAGAGCCAAAGACTTCAGTTCCTTCAGCGCCCGCGAAGGGCTTCATCAGGAGACTTTGATGGATCCTAAACCTATCATTAATGCACCAAGAGACGGTACTTACATCCTTGTATATCATACTACTCATGGATGGGTCGAAGCACATTTCTGTCCGGGCGCATGGTTTAATACTCAAGAAGGCCGTGAATACGATGGTCCAGTTTGGGTAATTGGAGATTCTATCGTACAGGAAGAAGTTGAAGAGACTCCAGAAGGCTTTCATGATGGACCGATTACTCATTGGATGACAACTCCAGGAAAACCATAATGGACAACATCGAAGCCATGCCAGCTCCATCCTGCTTCATCTCCGGGACATTCCTCCAATTCGCATGGGACTCCACGTCCCTCGGCTACCTCAAAACATGCCCCCGCCTCTACTATTACCACATGATCATGGGTTACGTCTCGAAGGACGAATCCATCCACCTTCGCTTCGGAGGGGAGTATCACAGTGCCATTCAAGATTTCGAAATCCATCGTGCCAACGGCCTTCAGTACGAAGATGCTCTTAGGGAAACCATCCGGCAGTTACTTAAGCGTATCAAAGATTGGGACCCCGATACCTCGACTAAGGCTGGGACGTATAAGAACCCGCGTACTTTGGTTCAACTCGTGGTGGATTATTTCGATAACTATCGTACGGACGCCGCGAAAACCATCATCTTAGATAATGGTCGGCCGGCGGTGGAGCTGTCGTTCCGCTTCGAATTGGACTTCACTCCGGTAAGCCACCCTGAGACGCAGTACCTGCTCTGCGGTCATCTCGATCGGGTTGTTGATATCAACGAGAACATCTTCGTCATCGACCACAAGACCACCACTACCACCCTCGGAGACTATTGGTTCAAACAGTTCGCCCCCAATAACCAAATGACCCTCTACACCTTCGCTGGGAAGGTTGTCATGGATATGGAAATCAAGGGGGTGGTGATTGAGGGGGCTCAGGTAGGCCTGGAGAAGTTCACCACGAAGTTCGCCCGAGGGTTTACCTATCGAAGTGATGACCTCATCGACGAGTGGCTGAACGATCTTGAGTACCACCTGAACGCGGCTGAGGCTTTCGCGGAAGCGGGCCATTGGCCTATGAATGACATGTCTTGTGATAAGTATGGGGGGTGTCGCTTCCGGGACGTATGTTCGAAGAACCCTTCAGTCCGCGAGACGTATCTGAAATCAGACTTCCTTCAACTATCAGAGGACGAGAGATGGAATCCCTTAAGGAGCCGTTAGACATGAATCCTGAAGCAATGGAAACAACGAAGCGCATTCTCGCTCATATCATACGGCCACTTAGTAGAATGGATAAGGTTGATGTCGTGAACTATCTCTGTGAAGAGTTTGATACAGGACACAATCCAAATGAGTACTGAAAAGCAGATGAGAGCCATTCTGCCCCTCTTAAAAGCCCGTATCACCGACCGAGGTCCGGGCCACTTCACCCTCAGCTTCGGTGCCGAATACGGCTCTCCCACTACCATCCGCATTTCATGTGATACCAGTTCGTATGACTTGCGGGATGGGGATCTCTTAACACTTTACACGGAGGTGCTCCTTGCCAAGCCTAGCTGATCATCAATCCAACGAGTTCACTAAGGTTCTGTTCTTGGGTGACTCGAAGAGCGGTAAGACAACCGCGCTTTGGTCCCTCGTCCGCGCCGGGTATAAGCTCCGCATCTTGGACTTCGACAACCTTCTCGATTCGCTGAAGGAGAAGCTGCTTGTGGAATGCCCGAAGCAACTCGATAATGTGGAGTTCAGAACCTTGCGAGACGACTACAAAGCTGGGCCTACCGGCATGGTCCTCGATGGCGCCGCAAAGGCCTTTGTTGCAGCAATGAAGATGCTGGATAACTGGAAGTATGATGACATTGATTATGGCAAGCCTAAGGAGTGGGGATCGGATTGTATCCTTGTCGTGGACTCTCTATCGCGGCTGTGTGACGCCGCGTATGACTTCCATCAGTCTATAGCAAAGGCAGGGAAGTCGGGGGAGGTGGATGGCCGGGCCATCTATGGTCAAGCACAAGACGCAGTTGAGATGGTCCTTTCAAACCTCACCTCAAAGACCTTCCAGACTAACGTGATCGTTGTGTGCCACGGGCAGTATATGGAACTGCCGGATAAGACCTCGAAGATATTCCCGCAGGGAGTGGGGCAGAAGCTCTCACCGAAGATACCTCAGTACTTCCCTGTTTACATCAGGCTGAAGAATCTCTCAGGGAGGCGAACGCTACAGCTTGAAAGCGACGTGATGATCGACCTCGCTATGCCTGCAAAGGTGGAGGCTAAGACCCTTCCAGCAGACGATGGCCTCGCAACGATCTTCCAGACCCTACGCGGGAAACCCAGCGTAGCTACGCCATTGGTAAAGGCCGAACCGGTGGTGGTACCAGCAAGGCCGAAAGCGGTTACCTTACAGAGGAGAGTTTGATGCATTCATCAACCTTTGAATATCTAAAGCCGACAGATGAGCAGATCAACACAATGGCTATTTGTCGTCAGGCAGTGGCAGATTGTTCATCCTGTCTCGAAGCGAATGTTCCTGACGGGCCTGACAAGACCTATCTTATACGGAAACTGCGTGAAGTCAGCATGTGGGCCAATATCGCTATTACGCGGCAGCCTGATGGAGCACCCAGACAATGAGGCAGTACCGCAAGAAGCCAGTTGTCATCGACGCGGTGCAATACCTTGGCACCAACTTCGATGAGATCGAAGCCTTCGTTGGTGGTGATGCAGAGTTCCGTGATGGGAAGCTCCTCGTCGCCACCTTGGAAGGTCCCCTCCACGCCAGCCCCAACGACTGGATCATCAAGGGCGTGATGGGAGAGTTCTATCCTTGCAAGCCTGACGTCTTCGCCGCCACCTACGAGGCGGTGTGATGGATGCAACCATCCGCATCAAGAACCTATCCATCGCCCTTGAGGCGTTATCTCGAGTCCCTGGAGTCGGAGAATGCTCCACGGCCATCGAGGTATTACTTCAAGAAGAAATCCGGAAGTTCCGGGAAGAGCAAGAAAAGGAGAACCACTGGCCCCTACAAAGGCCAACTAGAGCTTGCACTACCAACACCGACCCCTACTCGAAAGATTAACCCCTTACGAAAGCGTGACCAAATGGCTAATTTTCAAGACATTCTGAACCGTCCTTCCGAAGAAATCAAACCCATGCCGGTACTGCCCATGGGCTCGTACCACTCGATCGTGGTGGGGCTCCCAGAACAGGGCCAAAGCTCGAAGAAGAAAACTGACTACTTGAAGTTCACCCACAAGATCATTGCTCCCCTCGACGACGTGGACCCGGATGCCATCGCTGAGTTCCAGGCCGACGGTGAAACCATTGCCGGACAGGAGATCGACAACACCTTCTACATCACGGACAAGGCCGCGAATATGTTGAAGGAGTTCATTCTTAACTGTGGGGTTGATCTTGCAGGGAAGAGCATGGCTGAAGGACTGGACGAAGTCCCCAACTGTGAAGTGATCATCAATATCAAACACGAGGCATCCGACGACGGCAAGCGGGTGTTCTCGAAGGTGGGCTCCACTGCCCGCGTAAGCTAACACAGTTCCTCAACAGGGTGTCCCCAAGCTGCTCTGTTGAGGCCTCCCGCCCGGTAGGGATCTGCACCGCCGGGCCAACTGAGGGAGAGGGCGCAAATGCCTCTCCCTCTTCTTTCCCTTTCAGGAGTGAACAATGCAAAAACCCTTCCAACTAAGCGAAGAAATGCAACAGGAGATGGTGGATGGTCTTGCCAAGCTCGCGTCAGACCCGGATGCACATGACACCGCTAGATCGGTGTTTGGTCCGCCGCGCCTACGTCGAAGGCCGATCCATAAGTTATCTGGTGAAGGCGATGCACCGGGACCACGCGACGATACGGCGATGTCTCATGAAGAAGCCGTCAGTGCTCCGGCCTTGGAAGAAGATCCGATTAACCCCTCGCATTATCGCCGACACCCAAGTGGGATTGAGTGTATCGAAATCATCAGACATATGAACTATAATCTCGGAGCTTCAGTGAAATACATCTGGAGGTACATGGATAAGGATGATCCTATTGAGAACTTGAAGAAGGCTCAGTGGCATTTGAATGATGAGATTGTTAGGCTGGAGAGGATGAGGGATCGATGAACAAGATCGTAAGCACAGCCTACTACCACGGCTACATCCTCATTTTCTGTGAGAACGGGGACATCTACAAGATGGTGGTGGATGAATTAGACGCGTGGAAGGTGAGTTATTATCTTATCGATCGCTTCCGTCCTCAGCTATGAAACCCATCTTCCTCATCGGCGAAGCTCAAGGCCAGAACGAGGCCCAGATCGGTAAGGGCTTCGTGGGGGCTACGGGAGCGGAGTTGCTTCGGATGCTCAACGACGCGGAGGTTATATCCTTCACTTCCGAAGACCGTTCCTATCTCTCCAAATGGTACAGGACGAAAGACCCATGGACCCTTGCCGCGATATGGGACCTTCATCCTGAGTTATACTGCACCAACGTCTTCCAGCAACATCCACCCAGCAATGACCTTCTCTACTTCTGCGGGGGGAAGGCCGAAGGCATCCCAGGGTACCCCATCCTGCAGAAATCCAAGTACGTCAGAAAGGAGTTCCAACATGAACTTGACCGCCTTGGTGACGAGATACTTCAGGTTGATCCAAATCTCATTGTGTGTCTCGGCAACAGTGCTCTTTGGGCTATGGCTGGTCGGACTGGTATCACCAAGCTACGGGGTACGACTACCACTAGCACTCATTGTGTTGCAGGCTATAAGCTTCTTCTTACTTATC